TAACAGCTACTACATTTATAGGAAACATAGATGCAGTAGATGGAGACTTTGATGGCACATTAGAAGCTGATGCAATTACTATTGCTGGAACTGCAATAGGTTCTATTTATAGTCCTATAGCAGGTTCTGGGTCTATTGTTACAACTGGTGCATTAAATTCTGGTACAATAACAAGTGGCTTTGGAACTATAAACAATGGTGCTTCAACGATTACAACTACTGGTACAGTTTCTACTGGTGCAATTACTGCTGGTGGTAATGTTACAAGAGGTGGAACTGTTATAACAGATGGTTCAATAACAGATACTGGCGATTTTACTATAGATGTAGCAGGAGATATTATCCTTGATGCAGATGGAGCTGAAATATTTTTAAAAAATGGTGGGGTTCATTGGGGTACGTTATTAACTAATGGTACACCTCAACATTTTTATATAGATTCTATAATATCAGATGGTGATTTAATTTTTAGAGGGAATGATGGTGGTTCTACTATAACTGCCCTTACACTTGATATGAGTGCAGCAGGAGCGGCAACTTTTAATAATGATGTGACTGCTTTTTCTGATAAAAGATTAAAAACAGATATTTCAAATATAGAAAATGGTCTTGATAAAGTTATGCAAATGCAAGGTGTTTACTATAAACGAAATGATGTGGAAGATGCTAGAAAGCAAATTGGTGTATTGGCACAAGATATGGAAGCCATAATGCCAGAGGTTGTTCTTACAGCAGACGATGAAATACAAACCAAGTCAGTAGATTATGGTAAACTTACATCAGTTCTTATTGAAGCAATCAAAGAACTAAAATCAGAAATAGACGAACTTAAAAAGGGGTAGTAAATGACAATTCCTTCATCTGGCTCACTAGCAATTTCAGCAATACAAACTGAATTTGGTGGCTCAAATCCTATAAGTATGAGTGAATATTATGCAGGAGGAGCTAATACACCTGCAGGTACTACTGGCAATAATGGAACAATACCTTCAAGTGGTGCTTTAGACTTTAATGATTTTAGAGGTTCAACAAAAGCTAGTTTTATGACTGCAACTGGTGGTTCTATCACCACTACTGGTAACTTTAAAGTTCACAGTTTTACTGGAAGTAGTACTTTTACAGTAACAAATGCAGGAGTGGGATATTCTTTTTCTTCAAAAGTTAGAGCTTATGTAGTAGCAGGAGGTGGTGGTACATATTCAGATTCTGTTGGAAAACAAGAAAATGGTGGTGGAGGAGCAGGTGGTATGCAAGATATCGCAGAAGTATCTGTATCTGCAACTGCTTACTCAATCACTATTGGTGGTGGTGGTAATAATAGTAATGGTTCAAACTCATCAGGTGTTGGTGTAACTTCAACAGGTGGTGGTAGAGGTGCTCGAAGAAGGCAAACAACAGGTGTAGCTGGAGGTTCTGGTGGTGGAGGTTCTGGAGAAAATAATAATGCAGGTGGTGCTGGTACTAGTGGTCAAGGTAATGCAGGTGGTTCTGGTACTGGAGGTTCTTACGTCACTGGTGGTGGCGGAGGTGGTAAAGGTGGCGGAGGTTCTAATGGAACAAGTGGAAGTAATAGTGCGGCGACAGTACAAGGTGGAGCAGGTGCTACAACAGACATAACTGGTAGTTCAGTTGGTAGAGCAGAAGGTGGTGATACTGGCTATAGCAATTCTGGTCAAGGTAGTTATGGTGGTGGTGGAACACAAACAGGTGATAGTGGGCCGACTAATGGTGTAGCAAATACAGGTGGAGGAGCAGGAACTAAAAATGGTTCTGGTGGTAAAACTGGTGGAAGTGGTATTGTAATAATTGCATATAGGTATCAATAATGGCACATTTTGCAAAATTAAATAATGATAATGTTGTTACAGATGTATTATCTGTATCTAATGTTGATTTGCATTTTTTAGATTACCCAGAAAGTGAAGGTCTTGGTATACAAATATGCAGAGACGTTACTGGACATCAAAAATGGAAACAAACAAGTTATAATAATAATTTTAGAGGAAGATATGGTGCTATAGGTTTCACATATGATGAAGCAAAAGATATCTTTATACCAGAACAACCTTTTTCATCTTGGGTTTTTAATGAAAGCACAGTTGAATGGGAAGCACCTATAGCATTTCCATCAAATACAGATAGTGATAATGCAGAAGAAATGAGTGTTTTTTGGGACGAAGACAACAATAGGTGGACTAATCAATTTAATACATATTGGAATACTGAAACAAATGAATGGACTGTGTAATGGCACATTTTGCAAAATTAAATGACAGTAATAAGATATTAGAGGTTACTTTTATACCTAATGATGATTTAGGAAATACTGAATACCCAGATAGTGAAGCATTGGGGATAACAAAGTTAATAAATGATACTGGTTATTCTAATTGGAAGCAGACAAGTCAAAGTTCATCTTTCCGAGGACATTTTGCACAAGAAGGTTATTCCTATGATGCAATTAATGATACGTTTATACCAATACAACCTTTTGTAAGTTGGGTATATAATTCTAGTGTAAAGGCTTGGAGAGCACCTACTACTTATCCACAAGATAGTAATGTTTATATTTGGAATGAAACTAGTTATCAAGCAGATAATACAAAGGGTTGGGTTTTATTAGAGGTTTAATAAATGAGTAATCTCAATGGAATTACATTAGAAACACAAGTAAAAAACGCCTTGCACCCTTATTGGGAATTTAAAAATGAAATAAATAAAAAAACTTGTAAAAAAATTATTGGTTTAGGTAATAAAAAATGGATAGAAGCTAGAATTAATAAATGTGAAAGTACAAATAATGTAGTTGATACAAATAAAAGAATAACAGATGTTGCTTGGTGTAACGAGCAATGGCTTTATGAAATTGTTTGGAACTATCTTCATTCAGCTAATCTAAACTCTAATTGGAATTTTCAAATAGATTCATGCGAACCTATGCAAATAACTAGATATAAAAAAAATGGTCATTACGATTTTCACAATGATGGCAATGGTTTTACTAGATTTGAGGTACCAGAAAACAAATTTATTAATGGTAAAACAAGAAAATTATCTATGACGATTGTTTTAAATGATGACTATGAAGGTGGTGAGTTTGAGTTTTTTGATGATAAAAAATTAATTAAAGAAAAAACTGGAACCATTATAGTTTTTCCATCTTATCAAGTACATAAAGTTAGACCAGTTACTAAGGGGACAAGATATTCTTTAGTTGTTTGGTTTTGTGGAGAACCCTTGAGGTAAAAAGTAGATGAGTCTTTGTATTGGTATATGTAAATTAGTTAATAATGTTTGTATAGGTTGCAAAAGGTCTATAGAGGAAATTAAAGAAGCATATGAAAAAAGAACTACAAAAAAATAGTAAATACAATAAATACGACATCAATAATGATGGTGTTGTTACAGATGAAGAATTAGCAATAGCTACATCTATTAAAGAAACAGAACAACTTTTAAGAAAACAATTAGCACAATTAAGAATTGCAAGAGCTACATTAATAGCAATGGGTTTGTTTACTGTTGCTATGTTTGTTGTAGATATAGAAAGATTAAAAGCATTATCAGACATAAGTAATTTATTTTATATATCAGGTGCAGGAATTGTAGGTGCATATATGGGTGCTTCTGCTTTTATGAGTAAAAAATAATGTTTAAGGCATTAATTACAATATGTGTAATAGGTATGCCAAATAATTGTAAAACCATAGAAGACCAACTAGGACCTTATGAAACTGAATTTGAATGTAAACAAAGGGCATTACAAATAAGTAGACAAATACACAAATATTATCCGTTATGGAAGCCAACAAAATACAAATGCTCTAAATTACCAGAAGGAAGATTAAAATGGACAATATGATATTAGATGCTTGGAATGAATTAAGTTATGTAGAAGGTATAATATTTACCTTTTGGTTATTTATACTTTATTATGGTAAAGTATTTATAGATAGTAAATTTAAAAGAAAGGAATGTAAATGCTTACGGCGTTAATAGGACCTGTAACTAGTATTCTTGATAAATTTATTCCAGATGCTGACCAAAAAGCTAAATTAGCACATGACATTGCAACTATGTCTCAAAAACATACTCAAGAGGCTTTATTAGCACAATTAGAAATAAATAAAGCAGAAGCACAATCTGGTTCTATATTTAAAGGCGGTTGGCGACCTGCTGTTGGGTGGGTGTGTGCGATTGCTTTTGCTTATCATTTTATACTTAAAGACTTAATTATCTTTGGTGCATCATTTGCAGGCGCAACACTGCCAGAGCTTCCAGAATTTGACATGGGTACACTTCTTACGGTTCTTGGTGGAATGCTAGGAATTGGTGGACTTAGGACATATGAAAAGCAAAAGGGATTAACTAAATAATGATATGGTTTTGGTTAAGTTTATCAAGGCCTTTTACAAAGATTGGCAATTGCTTTTATAGAAAACACGTATTAGAACTTAAAAAAAAACAAAGGCGAAATTAAAATGAAATTATGTTATGTTTGTAAAATTAGTATGCAAAAACAAGTTATTGTAAAAGAAGAAATTGTGCAAACAGTCAAATATATTTGTCCTGCTTGTCAAATGGTTCAAGAAGGCGAAGATATTTCTGGTTCTAAATATTCAGCATTTTCAGGTATTGAAGATTTACAAGAGGTATAAATGAATATTGAAACTCTTAAAAAAGAACTTATAGAAGACGAAGGTGTTAAATATGAGGTATATTTAGACCATTTGGAATATAAAACTTTTGGAATAGGTCACTTATGTAATGCTACAGACCCAGAAAACGATTACGAGATAGGTCAAGAGGTTACAAAAGAAAGAGTTGATGAGTGTTTTCTAGCAGACATTGAGCAAGTTTTAGATGATTGTACTGTATTATATGATGATTTTTTTACCAAACCAGAAGAAGTTCAATTAATTATAGCAAATATGATGTTTAATCTAGGTAGAACAAGATTAAGCAATTTTATTCGTATGCGAAAAGCTGTTAACGAAGGTAACTATGCAGAAGCAAAAATTCAAATGTTAGATTCAAAATGGGCAAAACAAGTGCCTAATAGAGCAAAACGATTAAGTGATAGAATGGGGAGTATATCAGTTTGAGCTATAGACTTCTAAAATTAAACTCTGGCATTGTAAAAGATATTACTGAATATTCAGCAGGTAAAAATGGACCATTCTACGTTGATAGTAATTTAGTTAGATTTAGAAATGGTTATCCCACCAAAATAGGTGGTTGGGAGCAAGAGGTTTATTTTGATAATGCAGATACTTCAAATGCTACATTGGCTCAAGGCAAACCTAAAAACGCTGTTTTTTGGAGAGCAGATGACGATGGTATTGATAGAATAGCACTTGGTACACATAATCATTTATATATAATAAACTCTGGCGTTCTATATGATATTACACCTTTAAGAAAAACATCTACAAATTTAAGTAACCCTTTAGTTACAACAAATGGTTCTACTACAATTACTGTTACCGATACAAGTCATGGT